GGCGGATTTGCATCCGTTGCTAATGTTGCTGTCGCTGTTCCAGGTGTTGCTGGAACTTTATCCCTCCAAACATAAAATCTTATCATTGGAGGTACGGCTTGTGTATCCACATCGCCTGTATATGCTCGCCATACAGAAAAGTTCAATGTTAAACTTTTGCCTTTAAGGACATCGCTTGCGCGGTTATTGCTCGCAGAGCCTGATGATACATTTGTGAGCGCGTTGTTGGTAACTGTACCGTTTGCAACGGTTTGGCCTGTGGCAACGACGTAGTAGTGTTTGTAATCGTTGATGTTTTTACCCCCCGTGCGTTCCGCAAGAACGAGCGTTTGTAATTCCCGTAAGAGGTCATCTGTGGGGGGGGCCGTCGGGTCGCTAACCATCCCGGCCAACCGGGGACAAACTTGCGATACTCCCAAGCTTTTTCCCCGATCTTTTTCCAAGGAATCTGTTCCAGAAGGCTCTTTTCCTTCTTTTCGAGCCTCTTGACTTCCGACTTGATCGGTCCGAGCTGCATTGCTACACGCTCCGACATGCGACGTTTTTTGGCCTTTGGCTTGACTGAGCGCGAAGTACGAATTGAGGAAAGTTTTGGCATCCATACACTTATTTTTTATATACTAATTTTTGATCTTCTATCAAAAATATTTTCCATCGATCGAGTGATAATTTTTCTTTTGGTGGTACATAGTTGGCAAACACCACAACATGTGGTGGATCCATATACTGGACTGACGTATCATACTTCATATTCACTATAACTCCATCTTTTATGGCTTCTATGGTCGCAAAAAGATCATTCCTCGAAAATTCTTCGGGTTTAACTCTAGTCAAATTAAACAAATACATTCGTTTGCCAACATTTTTAGAAACAAGATTTATTAAATCTTTAGATTGTCCATAGCCCATTGTACATGCGCCATGATGGTAACCCATATACTTAAGAAATTTAGATTTCCCTGTTTTTCCTATCGGATCATATATCCATACTACCTCACGGTCATCTGGATCAGTTTTAAGAAACTGAAATAATGCTTCTTGCCAAGGACGTAATACTTTTGGCAAATCTTTACCAAGATATATTGGTCTATCCGACCAAGGTCCTGCTACTCGAGTTTCACTCTTCATACAATATTTCTTCAAAATATCTTTCCCTTCGTTAGACGCAGGACGTAATTCAATACCCTTGAATTCACTATTCCAACTTTTAGCAAGTTGTTTAGGACGAACTTTCGTCTTCAAATTCATATAAATTTGATAATGCGGATTATTCTTCGTATCCTCCGCCTGAAATATAAAATTATTCGCAACCTCTTTGAGCTTGTCAAATAATTTTTTTTGGGTCTCTGAGTTATACTCAACCGACCACCTACCCGCTATTACATAGACGGGACCTGAGCCTAGGCGCTCCGCTGGAATACCGATGCTCAGGTCATCTTGCGAATCTATCGATTGAACATCAAAATCTGACATTTTTTTATACTATTTATTTGGAACATTTGGAACAAGTTTGATTAGACGAAAAATAATTTTCTTACAATAATGCTTGCTCACATCGGTCGCGCTACGCGCTCCCTCAGCTCGCTGCGCAGCCTACGGCGTCCCCACTGCGTGGGGCCCCTTACATCAAACTTCTACTTATTCGACCTTATCCTCGAATTTAAAATCGCTTACAAATTTTACTGTATCCGTAAAATTAACTGAAGTATAATCGAAATCACTAAAGAAACTAAAATAGATTGGATTAATCATCGGATCTGACGAACCCGTTCCGGTAAATGAAATTTCTACGTCGTTTAAGTTAAACTCCCACCGATGATGAATCTTATATGCTTTTCCTTCTACTATCGTACCAGTATAAACTGCATCTGGATGACCAAACTCTCGTTGTTCAGTCTTATAAATATGATATCTATGAACCGTATCCGGATTCAAAATAGCATTACTATTAAATAATATCGAACTAGAACCTACTCGGGACCACATAATTACGTTCGAAGCAGGCGGATTTGCATCCGTTGCTAATGTTGCTGTCGCTGTTCCAGGTGTTGCTGGAACTTTATCCCTCCAAACATAAAATCTTATCATTGGAGGTACGGCTTGTGTATCCACATCGCCTGTAT